GTCGTTTGTTGTGTCAAATTGATGTTTCCATACGCTGTTATCTTCTGACACCCAGACCTCAATATGCGAGTACCAGGGGTACGTTGCAGGTTCATCGAAGGCGATTTTCAATCTGGTGAATGTTCTGAGCCGATAATTGTATGTTTCTTCAGTTACAGAGACAGCGCCGACAGGCTCAATTGGTGCGTCTTTATCTGGCAACGTACAACTGTATGTTCCTGCAGTCGTTACGTTATAGACAGAATCATACAGGTCGGTGTTCTCATAGATTAGGGTTAAACTGACAAGACCATTCGGTTGGATAGACGCATCAACCACTCGCATCAACTGGTTACTGATAGATAACGCTGTCGTTGTAAGTGTTATCAGGTCATGTGGGTCAAGCTGGAGGCAATCATCACGGCATGTTACAGAAATTGTTCTATCTAATATCGCCCTCTCAAGCCTATACACCCCAAGGTCAGCGGCCTGTTGCCTATCAAGGCACCCTTGCAAATCAACTTCCTCGACAACACCAAGAGAATCACCAATCATGAAATCGTCTGTTACATATTCACGGTCTGCGTCTGTCCATTTCACTCTGACAGCATCAGGTTTCCCGAATGTTGACGGTTGACTGATTGAAATCGCCGGGAGTCCGTTCTCCCCCTGAACTATATGATCATCAGTGATGGCCATTACGCTTGATTCTTCGTTTAAGTCTGCGAACCGGAGATAATATTTGCCATCAAACCAGACCAACTCACCCCTAAAATGGTTTGCCATAAACGATAAAATGTCCTGGGCTGGATCATCTGCGAGGAAGGCGTGGTTAAAAGACCACCCTTTCGTATCACAATAGTCAGCGGCAATCTCCCACGAATCTGCATCGACTAGGCTCGCGCTTTTGCCTAGCCCGTAGCGAGTATTAGTCAGGTAGTCGTACATACACAACACAGGGTTATCAGACCATGCCGTTGTAGCGTCCCTGAAATCATAGAGTTTGCGGCCTTTTAATTCTACTGTCCGTTGTGGAAACGAATTAAAGTACCTGATGTCATAGTTCAACTTCCAAATAATAAGCGCAGTATTCCGGTAGTTATCAATCGCTTTTGCTGGAAAAGCGGTATTTAGATGTGACAACCCTGATGTTGCGCCGTAAGATTGTGTGCTTGTTCCAGGCACGAAATACGTTGTAATGTTGCCACCGAACTCTGATGGATCTTTACCGTCAACGTAATAGTTCAAAACAGAATCGCACTCACCCTCACCGATTGACTGAACAACCCATAACGTCTTATTAGCTATTCCTGTGGTTTCCATAAACACGTCATTACCACCGACAAGCCTCGTGCCATAGACAACCTTGACAGGCTCCTGGGTGCTTTTGGTGTTTGCCCGGACATTTTTACCCTGTGCATCATCGAGGCTAGACAGGTCCGGTGTCTTCGTTGTTAGTTTTGAAACAGCCCACGAAGCAGCAGTAAGAATTAATGCCTTCGCAAGCCATGGTAATGCCGCCCAAAAAGCCATTAAAGACCACCCTTCCCCTGGACACTACCCCACCAAACTTGCTTATCAACTAATGATGGGAGATACCTATACCCACCGAAATTAGCGGTATTCCCGTAAGAGAGACATTGCTCGTATGTCCTGTCGCAAACTGAAACGTCCCCGGAATACGCACACTCTGTCCCTTTAAAGACTTTCCAACGACACGATGCCGAATGGATAGAGAGAGTCTTTTGTGACCATTGAGCAAACTGATTGGTGACAGTCAAATTTATTATGTCTTCTGCCAGTTGCCATGCACCTATTTCCCCTTCAAATAAGGTGACGTGATCGGTTGTGCCAATCGGGTCATAGTTGCTATCAAGGACGCACATCATAATCTTGCAATCAGATCCCTGCGGGGTGCCGCCTACAAATACTGCCGTAAGCGTCTGGTCAAGGTTGTCAATGTCGATACTTGTCTGGTCTACGATATTTCCTGACCCGTAGTTAATTACCTGTTGCTCAAATCCTCTGGGTTGGTAGACGTTCCCGTTTACAGTCACCGGCACATCGCAATCGGTATAGCGGTAGCCAGTAGAGTCAATCGTGAACTCAAGCAGGGCGAATGGCCTCAACCCTTCTGCTTCAAGTTCAGCGAGTATACTGGAGTCTATTGCCCTAGCCATGGATGAGTCCCTTGAGCTTTACACCAGTGTTTACAAGACGGTCATAGAAAGTCTGAAAACTAAACATATCTTCTGAGAATCTAACCCGAACCTTGAGATAGCCTGTAAATGAAAATGTTATCTTTTCCCCATCATTCGGGGCAACAACAAAGGTGATCTGGTTTGTTGACTCTTCACCACTAGACCCCACCGTATAATCAGTCGTTACAGTCTGCGCCACATTGTCAAGATACACGTCATAAGATGCTGCTGACTTTGAAGGCGCATTAAACAGAACAGTTGACCCGTCGCCAGAATCGACATATTCTTTGGTATAAGTATTTGTCCAAGGCAGTACAAAGTAAAATGCCTCATACGCCCCTTTGCGTTCCATATAGAAGTCCCATAGCGTCAAAGCATTAGCCTTGCTGAGATACTTATATGAAAGAGAAAAGTTCCTGCGAGGATACGTGTATTTTTGCTTACGCGACTCTGCGCCACCGTCAAACTGACTAATAAGCGTTTTATACTCAACCTGTTCGTCAAGTGGGTTCTCATATGTGTTAATTGGGAGTATTGCCATTAAAGTGCCGCCCTCAATGTGTTCCGCAGTCCTTGGTTCCCGGCTTGCAATGCTTCAATAATCGGGCCTACTATCGCGTTAGGGTTGCGTTTCGTCATGTCAGAAAACGACTTAGCATCATTGGCTACGATGGTGACGTTGACAGGTTGTTGTCCTGCTTGGTCTTTTGGTATTACCTGTTCGCCCCTCTCGAGAATTGCAGGGAACTCGTTTGCGCCTAGTCCGTTGTGGAGGCGTGGTGCGTTGTTAAATAAGCCTGAAGGGACTGAGCGTGACCGTGTTGAGTCACCGACAACACCACCGTCATGCCATATCCCTGCCACTGAAGTTGGGCCAGCAGTCCACGAAACTGATGAAACAGCACCACCGCCGGCAGCAAATGCAGATAATGAGCCTGGGAATAAATAGTTTTTTGCGCCTTGTACTGCTTTCTGAATGACAAACACCCTCATCATCTCAACCATGATTTCTTTGAGTAACCCAACCATTGACTCTTTGAAGTCTGCAGTGCCGTCAAGCAGATTGCTATAAAGAGTGGTGAATGTGTTCTCCATACGCCCTGCGACTGTTTCCGCAACCGTCTGGACCAGAGTGAGTTGTTCTTTAACTTTTTTTAGTTTTTCGTCTGAGTCTGCACCACCACCAAACAGTCCCGGCGCTCCTTCTCCGCTCTTAGGGTTAATACTCAGTCTTTTTCTTACTTCAGCGATTGAGGCGTAAATCTCATCAGTCAACCCATCGCCGAACGATTTCTTCACCAATCTAGTCGCCAACTGCGCCTGTGCTTCCGCGAGTTGGAAAAATGCTTCTGCTTGTTCTGGATTCCCCTTTGCCTGTTCCCACATACCGGCAAAAGCACTGCCAAGGACATCAACACTTGCCTTTATAGCGAGAACAGAATAGTTTACACGTTTGAATACCGGCCCCATTAAAGCGATTAACTGCACCCACCCGTCCGTTATCACGCCAACGATAACGAACATCGGCTTTAATATGGTATAGATTGCTTTAAACAGTGGGGCCAAGTCTTTGACTATCTTCTTCATTCGCCACCATGTGTCTGCCAAACTTTCAGCTATAGCTAACCCTCTCTGTGTAAGTTGCCCGTTCTTAAATAGAGCGTTGTTTATGCGTGTCGCAACCCCCAAAAGGTCTTCATATGTCTGGGTCATTCCACCCCTAAGAATCTTCTTATGGATAGTATCCATAGTCGAGCCGATTGCCGACCATGTTCTTTCAAGGAGACTCGTTGCCATTCCCATCCCAGCAAGTTCTTTACCCAAGTTGGGGATAATTGTTCCTTGAGCTTTCCACATTTCTAATTGCTTTAATA